GTAGATGCTTTTGTGCCCATTGCTGAGTCGCCTTGAAGTGCATCAATCTCGTTGATAGCACCGATAGCATTTGAAGTGACAGTTGTTGTCAGAGTAGAATGGTCACCGAGTTCTGTTCTTAGTTCACGAACAGCAGCAGAGATATTATTTGCAGACAAACCAGTGAAGCTCATGTCGCCGATGTCTGTCTCGTGTTCGTTAATCGCTTCTTTTACTTGTTTCGCTGTCGTTGTAAGTGTAGCATCACCCAAAGAGTCGTGTAATTCGTTGATAGCACCTGTGAGAGTCGTGGCTGTTGTTGTTATTGCTGTATTTGGAGAAACAACAGTAATCAAATCATCGCGGTCACTGTCAAGTTCAGCAATCGCACCACTGACTGTAGATGCAATAGTTCCCATCGCGACAGATGTAATCGTTCCGAGTTCTGCATCATGTTCAGCGATAGCACCTGTGACTGTAGATGCACTGGTGCCCATTGCTAAGTCGCCTTGAAGCGTATCAAGTTCGTTGATTGCGGCAGTCAAGTCGGTTGCTGTTGTCGAAAGAGACATAGAACCAATGTCCGTCTCATGTTCAACAATAGCACCCGTAAGTGTTTTTGCCGTTGTCGTCAAGTTGGCATGCGGCTGCGCTCCAATGTCACTGTCGAGTTCTACTACAGCAGCCGTTAAGTCAGTCGCAGTCAGACCACCCGATGCTAGGTCAGTAGCAACGAGGTTATTAGAAGTTCCTCTAACAGCAACTTCTAATTCGTTGATTGCAGCGACAGCGCTTGAATCTTCATTTGTGTTCAATCGTCCTGTCGCACCCAAATCTAAAGAGATGGTATTGACACCATCTACCAATTGACTAAAGGTATCTGTAATCAGTGTTTGGGTCGGTTTATTTGTCATTACAGTTTCTCTACTAATTTAGTGAGGAGTTCTTTTATTTCACCAACTTCATTCTTTAATTCTTGGAACTCCACATCCTTTTGTTTTCTTTTTTTCTTTGCTTCGCGGGCTTTGGATATCTCTTCCTTATTTATATTAACGATTCCCCCTGTTTCTGGGTCTCTTGCGAGACTGGAGTTGCCGTCAACTATAATATATTCTTTCTTCATTATACTGCCAGTGCGATGCCTCTCAAGTCTTTTACTACAGGTGGTTTAGATTGATTGCTTGTCGTAAATACAAGTTTCAATTGATATTGGGTGAACGAGTTTACATCACCACCGTCACCACCAATCAGATAACGATACTCACGGAAGTTATTTTCGTCTGGAGCAATCGTTGTTTCTGATGGTTGAAGTGTCCAGTCCACATCAAAGATACTGTCACCATCGTTTGCGACTCTGTAATACAATTCAAGTTCTGCACCACTTGGTCTAACCGCAGCAAGAATAACTTTCAGACCAACAGCATCTTCCTCAAGAGTCTGAACTGAAGTGTGGTGTTTCGATAGTGAAGAACCACCAACAGCATCTGTCTCAGGAGCATATGACAACGGAACATTGAATCCAGTCGCAGAACTAGAGGCTTGTCTGTCAATAAGATTTGTGGTAGTTGTCAATGATGTTCTCTGTGCATCAATCATTGGTGACACATCTGAACGAGACGTTCCCAAGTCTACCTTGAAGGTAACTGAACGTTCTCCATTGAGTTGAGTCACGCCTGATTCGTTTGCAGCCTTGGCAATCAATCGAGGTCTTGGGAATAGATTTTCGTCACCAATCTGAATATCACCTGAGTAGTTTGGGTCTTTCTGATAACGAGTTTCTCCCCCTGCCAGAGAACTACCTGTGGTGAACTTAACACCATATGAGAGGGTTGTATCGTCTGGAAGAATAGTTGAGAAGTTCGGAATCGCAACATCGAAGTTGAGTTGTTGGTCTACAACAATTTCGCTACCGCCGAAACGACCGGCAGATGTTGATACACTGTCGGCTTCAAACCTCAGACCAAACCCATCTACCGCAGCTACGGGTTTTTCACCCATAATAGATGAACCAAGAATACCGTTATATCTCGTTGCGGAGTCCAGTCCAGTAATATTAATTGTATCAGTATCACTGTAACCGTGATTCGGGAACAACATAGTAACTGTCGCATCTCCACTGTCCGTGAAGAAAGGATTGTCTTCAAGAATTTCATCAGGAACATCTGCGTTTTCAAATACCGCATACCCACCAGCAGTATTGAAGTCTGCTTGATAGATTTTGAATGCAAGGTCTTTTGTTTGGTCAGGTGTCCAAGTTGAACCGTTTTGTGATTTGAACAATGAACCCAGTGAAGGTTGACGGTTCACACGTTTCTCAGTTGAACCCAACTCAAACGCATAGGTCTCTGCGACATATGCTTCATAGTCTTTCGACTCTGCCAGTAGAACGATTGCATATTCTGTATTCGGATTGAGGAATACTGGTTCGTCAAACTCAAAGGTTGTAGGTGCAGCAATGGCGGCCGCTTGTGTCTGTGACCCAGCAAGACTCACTTCCGATGGAGTCAAGAACTTGATTGCATTCGAGATGATGTCGGTTGCGGATGGTTGACCATTTACAACAGGACGAATCTGCATCTCAACAGGTATTTTCGAATCTTTTGCTTTGAAGAACACATCGACTTTGGTTACGAACATACCCGATGGTTTGGTCACACGGAAGGTCTGTGCGAGTGGGTCACGTCTGGTAACCTCTGTCCAACGCCTTCTACGAACCTGAGTGATACGAGTAGATGTAATTGTTTGTTGTCTTGTGTCCAAAGTTCCTTGTGATATGTAGTTTGCAGCTGCTCTAGACAGTGCATTGGCATCATTGTTTACACTAACATCTAAGAGTTTAAACTCTCTTGTGCCACCACGGAATCTGAAATCAGTTTTAGATGGTAAGAAGAACGAACCTTCAATCACACCATCACTGTTAGATTCTAAATCGGTTGAACCTTGTGGGTGTGCAGAACTATTACGATATCTGTTACCATAAGCTAGACTACTACCTGAAGCATATCTAGAGAATGTTTCCTCGCGACAATATGCACTCACATCTCTTCCATCAAAGAATGGGAAGTAACGAGTGTTTGGACGCATACCTTCTGCACGGAACATAATCTTACGAGACCGCATGAATGGCAGGAATGTCAGAGAGACAGTTCTGTCACCTGTTACCTTACGAACAGTTCTTGTTCCAACAACAACTCTTTGTTCAAAGGTTGTTTGTTGGCTTCTTCGACCTAAACGTCTCGTTCCTGTTCTACGAACACCATTACTATTCCATGTAGAAACGCCTGACCAACCACCAAATAGGTTAAATCCTCTAAAGATGCCAAAACCAAAGATAGGGGCGCGCCAGAACGGAGTCCATCTCCATTGATTGAAACCACGTCTTCTTGCCGTGCCTGCTCTCAGTCTACCCTGATTTATAGTTCCGAGGTCTTCCTCAGCTGTTCTGTTAATAACATTTGCAGGAATATATTTGGTCTGAACCCACTCATCAGAAGCAGGAGAAAGTGTAACACTACCCTCACCAGTAATAACTGCGAATGGGTTTACGTTTTCAAAACCAGAGATTGTTGTCTGAGAAATCGCAACACTTTCTGTGTAATTCAGATAAACATTGTCACCCTTCAGAATTGTGTTGTTTGATTTTGAATGGTCATAAACAAGAGCGATATTATTGTCATCTGTTTGACAACTCAGAACACCTAATGATGGGTCAATTGCAGCCCGTTGTTCTTCGTTTTCTGTATCTGTGAATGAACGGTCAGCAAAGTTGTCTACAAAGAAACCTGATTTACTGCGTGGGTTACCCGCAGAGTCGAGAACCAACAATGAAGATGTGTCAACCTCGAGCAGAGACAATGAAGTCACTTCTTCTAGTTTATCGACACGTTTCTCTAGATTGTTGATGTCTGCCATCGTAAATCTTTTTGCTTCAAGTGGAGTTGTGTTGACATCTGAGTCACTCAGACCATATGCATTATGTTCCAACAAGAAGAGACCTAAAGTGTTCTCTGGTGTATCTGGGAACTGGGCATCAAACCCTGCTTCACCAGTAATATTTTTTACTGTTCCATCGGTTGAAATGACAATCTTATCTCTGCGTGGTTGGTAATATGTTACATCACCCTGAAAGATATCACCATTAGTAGGAACTTCATTTACTCGTGCATCTGTTCCAGTAAATGTTCCGGCGGAATCAACCACTGAACGGAAATCAATTACATCACGCAGATTAAGTGAGGAACGAGGCCCAGTTGAAAACTCTGGAATACTCTCATAGTTAACCTGACCAGTATATGATGTGACATCAAAGAAGTCACCACCACCGTGGGTGAAGTGTTTGAACCTACAGAAAATTGCACCCGATGGTGCAGAAGCGTTAGTTTCTAGAACCAATCGACCATTACCATAAAAGCCTGGACGTTGACCTTTATCTACAGTAAACAAATATGAGAGGTCTACACCGTCAGAGTCGGTTTGTTTGATTGATATTACATCGTAGATATCTGCTGCATGAAGGTCAACAAACTTGAGACCACTACCATCAGACTCGACTCCAGTGTTATTGTAAGTCGTTTCGACAAGTGTTTTCTGACGAGAAGATGCCTGCGCTTTATTAACCTTCGCATAGATTGTAACTGCTTGACTAGTAGGAAGATTCGTGATTTCGGCTGATAGTAAGTTCGGCGCTGTTATTGTGATAGTCGCGCCAGTAACAACCGCGCCAGTATCGTCTCTTGTTACAATCCACTGATTTTTATTTACAAGTTTCTCACCAGCCGCGTTAACAGAAATAGTAACACTACCTGAACCATTTGATGTATCAGTAAACTGTCTCTGAACCTCAAAGTCAACATCAGTAATGTCAGACGGTCTTGCATTTGGTAATGGGTAAATTAAATTGGTTAAGTCACCTTCTTTAATAACAGCCTGTCCATTCTCAAGGAGTGGGTTGATGCAATCAGTTGAATCTGTTCCGACAGACCTTACTTGACGAAGTGCTGAACCACTATTCATTTTGATATCATACAGATATACACGATGCTGTGAACCATCTTCTTCTACATAACGAACCTTTGCAGTCCCGATGGTAGAAGTAGAAACACCGTGGTCGGCACCATCTTTAAGATTGACAACCTCTTGAGTGTTTATATTCAATCCACCCAAAGATGTAGCACTGTCTGTAATGAAATACTGACCATAAGAGATACCAGTAACTTCGTTGGTGAATGTTTCTGTTGTTCTTGGTTTGGCGATTGTCAGTTTAGTAGGAACTTCCGATGCACCACGGTAACCGTTAATATATGCGATACCATCAGATACAGATGCAATCAGGTTTGTTCCTGAGTCGGTGAAGTCTACAGTGAAAGGACTTACGATATAGTTGCCTGACTCTTCACGAGTTCTCTCTGCAAGGACTTCATTGATTTTGTTATAATCTTCTGTTCCCGATACTTGGTCAAGGATTTGACCGTCAACAATATTACAGTAGTAGACAAAGTTTTCGTCAGCAACAAGTGCATCTTCTGTTGTCAGAGTAAGTGTAATACGATAACGGTCAGCGCCAGGCGAAGACAGGTTCGGTGTCGCACCCTGATTATCATACAATGCAGTATCATCAGCAACAGTAACGATATCTTCGGTGATTTTGAAACCAATGACTTTACTTGGATTTCTATCATACTTGGAAAGAATGAGTTCCTGTGGTTTGACAAACACAAAGTGGCCACGAACAAAGAAGTCGCCCGCAGCACTCGAAACTTTAGAACCACGACCTACCGCAGGAGCAGCAGACTGAACAGACAGTGTGTCTGACCCGTTGTTGATGTCCTCACCCGCAGACATACGGATTGGGTTCGCACTTGATGTGCCTGAAGATGTATCAGTATATTGAACATATAGAGTTGCAGGGTCAGAACCTTCTGCCGCAACAACCTGAAGAACTCTTGCTTTGACACCAGATGTCTGTCCAGTAAACTCTGTTCCAACCAGTGTAGTTGTGTCGGTAGGAAGAGTATTACTAGATGTATTCAGTTTGATGAATTCATAGTTATTGTTGATTGTTGGCCCGCCTGGATTTACAGAAGCACCATCTTTGAAGATGTTGCGACCAAATCTTCCAATCTCCTCTTGGATGATAGTCTGCATCTGTGTAAGTTCGCGAGCCTGCAAGGCACGACCACTATTGAAAAGGACGCGATGATAGTTATCACTATCAGTGAAATCGTCTTTGTAGGTCGTGGAGAATGAGTTCTCTGTAAATGTGTTAGCCATGAATCAAACCTTAAATTTGAATTACAATTTTAATATCTTCGGTCTGGTCACTTGCACGAGTGACCGCCGCTCGGTTATCAATATATAGGACATCGCCAGTAGACGTTGTTACTTCAGGTGTAATATATGGTGCAAATGACGCATTAAGTGTTCCCGCACCAGAACCGTCTGTTTCTGTTACTGCTTCGCCCGAATCAAAGTTAGTGAAACCAGTTACATCGGTCTGGTGATACCAGACATTAGATGAGTCAACTTTATCAATCAACGCTTTTGCGCCAGAAGTTGAACCAACAATTGTGTTGTCAGCTGTAAATCCTGTTGTCACCGCAGAGAAAATAAGTTTCTTCAATGCAATACCTGTTGATGCAGTGAACAAATCTGAACCCGCACTGTCTTTAATATTTTTGATAAGACCAACTTGACGGAAGTCATTACCTACAATAAAGTCATCGTTCTCTGTTCCGTCTGGTTTTACTGTGAACATGACACCATTTGCACGAAGGTCATTTCTTGGGTCAGCACCCAAACCACCCGCAGTTGCAAATACAGGACGAATCACTGCTGGTTTGGTTGGTGTGCCACCACCACTTACCGTGATAATCGCATTAGTGTAACCTGAACCAAACATCAATGTGCCTGAACTGTCGAGGACTTCAGTAGTAACAACGGCACTACCTGAGATAGTTGCAGATGCTTTTGCATCTGTTCCATCACCAACAACGGTGAGTGTTGGGTTTGATGTATACCCTGCACCACCTGAGTCAACCACATAACCCGTAATCTGACCATCAACCGCAGCATTCTGAGCGGCCAACTGTTCGATATCAGCCGCTTGAGAGTTTTCATCTGTCGAACCCTGAAGTTTGATAGGCAGGAAGTTAGCAGCAATATATTTTGTCGCATCACCAGCGCCAATAGAATATAAGAACTTCCAGATGTAACCATCCGCAGTTGAGAATGGTGCGCCTGTTGTATTACCTGATGGTTGGATAGTCGATACTACCGCATTACCAGCAGCGTCTTTAGATTGTTGAAGACAAACATATACTTGGTTCTCATCATTCATGACATAGTATGTTTGTGTGGGATAACCAACCTGTTTATCATCATAGGCAGAATAGACAGCACCCGAAGACCAGTTGTAACGAGGCACAACGAAGGTCGAGTCAATAACTTTCTTCACTGACTGAAGACCATTGCGGAGACCTCTCTCTTCCCATTGAGCGTTAATTGTTGTTCGCGCAGTGTCGGAGGCATTCCAGTCTTCGGAACGACCAATACCGATGTAATAGTTGTTCGACGAATCTGCGAAATCAGTCAGAAGAGACTGAATAACTTGTTTTTTTAGTGTATTAGTAATAACTGCCATTTTTATTATCCTGTTGTAGTCCCATTATTGGCTACAATTACCCATTTACTTATTGAGGTGTTCCAAATCAACTGGCAACCATCACCTTCACCAAAGGCAATAAAACCATTACCAGAGTCTACACCCAAAATATTTGATGACCCACCCGATGGCGTAAGTCTTGTCTCACCCGCACCCACATTAATAAATGAATGAAACTCACCTTGTGCCGTTCCAGCAGCAATAGTTGGTGAGATAAGTGAACCAGAGTTGAATACCGTGAGAGGTTCGTTTAGATTTACTGCTGTGTCTGTTGCCACATCAGTTGATTTTTCTAGAATTAGTTTACTCTCGAAACTTACACCACCTGTTCCTTTACCCGTAATCTCAAGAGTGATGTTTGTGTCATCACCCGTTGCAGCGATAGAAGGATTGTTACCAGTCGCAGCCGTGGTAATACCAATATGATTGACTGCACTTGAAACATTGGTGAATGTAATATACTCATTAGACGAACTATCAAGTAGGAGAGAACCATTTGCAAGACCCGTCAGGTTTGGATTGCTTACCGTCAAACCATCAATGGTTTTATTCGTAAGCGTCTGTGCGTGGTTCGCGAACACAAAAGTATCATCACCTGTCAGAAGTGGTAATGTTACGTTTCGGTCTGCGGCAAGTTCACTCACAGCAAATACATACTGATGGTCTGCACTTGTATCATTGATTTGTGGTGTCGTAATAACAGGACTTGTCAGGGTCTTGTTGGTCAATGTTTGAGATGTTGTTGTCAAAACAAAGTTGTCACCACTCGTGCCAGCAACAGGAATATTCACGACCACATCTGAAGATGGGTCACCGTCTAGTTTTAATTTTACTTCAAAGTCATCGGCAGTTGCACCCCCAAACAGGATACCGTCTGAGTCAAAAGATACCTGACTCGTTCCCGAATCACCACCAACGATAGTATAGAGTTCCGTGAAGTTTTCATTAATCTTCTGGGCAGCAGTGCGGAGGGTATCACCCGTCCCGTCATTCGCTGTTGTTCCTCTATTAATAGTCTGTTTTGTCATTTCTAAACCCTAAATGTTTATTCTATTTATAACACTTTATCAATCAAGATGACCAAGATTTAACAAATATTGGTCGGAATCACTACTGTAGAAGACATGTCTGTCTTGGTCGAATGTCTCGAATACGAAGGCATTTGACATATCCATACCGTTTGTTCCCACCTCATCAGAGTCATCCATAGTTGGTGACGATGATATTTGTGCTTCACGGATGTCACTGTATTGGTTATTAATTTTTTCAATCTCAAAAATAGAGAAGTCTTCCAGTCTAATCTCTGGATTAATTCTACTTAGGATACCAGCAGAGTCAGTGTTAAAGTCATCAACCAATGCACTCAAGTCTGTCGTAGATGCGTCACCAAATGATGCGTCAGAGTGAACGGCAATTGGTGGAGGTGGTGTAACCACAACATTTGGTGCGGTGATAGTATCTGCTACATTACTAACAATCTGCACTTCCGAACCAATGAACATACCGGCTGGGTGAACGAACAACTTGTATGGTTCTCTCCACTCGTTAAATGAAATCTCTGACTTAATCAAAATAGCAAACTTCTGATACAATTTATTATCGGTCAGAAACTTTCTGGAGTCAAATCCAATCTGAGAACTAGCTTCACCGACATTAAAGACTTGTTCTTTGGTGTAGATAATATCTGGGTCAATCGAAAAGAATGTTCTAAAGAACTGTTGAATCGAAAACTTCGTTCCCTTTGAACGATACAATGTGTTAGAATATTTCGCCGCAGCACGTTTGTCTGAGAACCCTTCAAAGTATGATTGACCCAACAGAAGTTCGTCCTCGATATAGGAGAGGAGTTCTATGTCAGTCTGTGTGATGTCCCTGCTATAGAACAGGTCATTAATCAACTTGGTAGGAGATGACTCATCATCTTCGTAGTGATAATACTCATCAAGGAGTGTGATAAGTTTTGGATACTCTGTGCGAAAGAACTCAGGCAAAACCTTTTCAATAGCACTTTCAGGAAAAGTAATCTCTCTCCTATTCAGGTCTGTCAGAGTATCGTCTTGCTTATGTCCCATTAGTTTGTGACTCCAGGCTCAACATCTACGATACGAACAAAGGAACGAGACTCATCATTTTCAACAACATCTTGTCTAAATGGTGTTAACACACTCTGGTTGGCGGGTGTTGCGCTGAGTTTGACGAACAGACTAGAACCAGCCACCTCATCAACTTGAAGACCGACAATTCTTACTGTGTCTCCAGTATAGTCACCGACATTATCTATGATGATTTCTGTGTCATCGAGGTTGAAGACTTCAAGTTTGTTAGAACCTAATCTGTTTCTTAAAATACAGTTTTTGTTTCTGAACTTAAATCCAGTTGATTGAATAATATATTCGGAATCATCTGGTGAAGCGAGGGCAGCCGCATAACGTAGAGTATGCGCTTGAACCGCAGTGAGGGTCGGTGTAAATCTGCGTTGCATCTTAACACTCATACGAGATGAAAGAATCGCAGGACTGTTTGCATCAATCAATGTCAACAGATTTGAACGTCTGAATGACTGGTCAAACTTACCTGTGCTAGTGCTAAAGTAATCACGCACTACAGTTTTGATATTATCTGTGACCGTGTTTCGTGAGAGTGTGGTCAAGTTCTGATTGAACTGGAAAAATACTTCTGTCTCAATAAAGGTCTTGATAGGGTCAGAGAACTTCAGATTAAATGATGCAACAGATAGTTGTTCGGACAGGTCAATGATTGCTTGTTTGGTGGACGCTTCAGTTGCAACACCAACATCATCATTGAACAATACAGACATAAAGATTGTTCCAAACTCTGGTTCAAGTGCCTCTTCCCCACCAAACGATTTGATGTCTTTGATGAGTGTCGAGAAGTTTTTGAGAACCAACGCAGAGTAATCCACAGCCGTGACCATTCTGTTCTGTGATGCATATTGGAATGGGGCATTCTGACGAATTGACTCAACAGTCTCTTTGTCTCCACCACCTACAGCTTTTGCAACTGTTGATACGGTAACATCATATCCTGTTCCATCGATAGTTACCTGACTCTGTGGTTCAAAGATTTTAGCAGTATCTGCATCAGAACCGTTCACCGCCAGATAATCGACTGTGACCTTACTACCTTCGGCAGGAGCAGTTCCCAGTGTCGCACCGTTACCAAAGGACAACTCAAACAATCCGTTTGGAGTTTCTTTCAAAATATACAGTGTCGAGTTGGCGTTGATTGTTGTTGCTTCTGACAAATTCTTATATGTTATAAAACTGGCGGACGAAGGTGACTCGTATACACGAACCACCGCAGTCTCGATATCAAGGAGTTCGTCAGGAATTACATATACAGCATTCTCTTCCGACTTACTTGCGAGGAATGTTTTCACTCTTGAAGTTCCTTCAAAGATATCGATGTCTTCCGAACCTGTCGAGGTTTTGAATTCATAGATACCCGCGCCATCGTCTGTCGCAGTGAGGTCTACCTGTGTCTGGAAAACATAGTCCGTATCATCAACCGTTGCATTGAACTTCAAACCAGACGCGATTTGGATTATGGTTGGGCGACCAGATACACCACTCAGGTTCATTGACAAATTCACGATGGCCTTCGAAGATGTCTTGGAGTCTGGAATGTAACCGATACCCTCTGCAAGGGAGACAAGAGAACTACGCAGTTGGGCAGTTCCTAGAAATGATTCATTCAACGCAAAGTTTGCGGTCAGTGCGTTGTAATGTGTGTTGTATGCGAGAACATCTAGGATATTCGAAAGACCCGATGCCTCGAAGTTATAGTCAGCAAACTCAGGTTTATCGGCAAGAAATGTTTTTAGATTATTCTTGATTGCCGTAAAATCTAGTGCTGTTGATTTTATTGTTGTTGCCATCTTATCTCAACCTTGAAAGTCTAGTTGTAAATTCAACTTGCTCTTCTGTGTTTACTACCTTAAATTTTACTGTGATATTGAGAGTATGATTATCTGGGTATAAATCTACCACGACATCCAAGACTTCTGCTCTTGGTTCATATGCCTCAATGTTGTCTATAATATTCTCTCTCAGAATAGAAGACCCATCTCTATCCGCTAACTCAAAGAGTTGACCCCGTATATCTCCACCGAAGAATGGGTCAAATGGTTTCTCAAGAAGGTTTGTCATGACGAGTGTCTTGATTGCTTGTTTTACCGCAGCCGCATCCTTCTTCTTAAAAATCTCTCCGCTTGTAGGTTTTGCCTGAAATGTCAGGTCAATATCGATATATTCCTTTACACGACTACTCGTCACCGATGTCGTGTTAAGGTCTTTATCTTCCTGTGCGAATGCTCTTCTAGTTGCCATGTGTCTATTTATAAGACTTTTTCACGGATTTCGATAAGTTCATCCGAACTCATCAAACTATTATTGAAATAAGTCTCTACTTTCTTACTAAATGATACATCGAAACTGGAGGGGACGGTCGGAAACTCTAATCCAATCTGACCAGTTAGACTTTCATCTGGATTATAATTGTCATAGTCCAAATACAAAGCACCAAAGTTGATATAATCTTTCCAGTATTCTGCAACGTCAAAGGTCTTCTCGAAGTCAATCTTTCCATCCTGACCAATGACTTGATAGTATACCAAACGACCATCTGACTTCTTCTTCATAGTATCATCATTCAGGTCAGGTGTCTGTAGGTCATAGATGCCTTCGGATACAATCAGTCTCACATCGTTGAAGTGGGTTGTGTTACCGTTGATTGTTCTCATGGCCTCTGCCTGTAGATACAGGTTTCTCGCAATCTGTTTGCGTTCTGATACAGTCGCAACATGATTGAATGGTGTGCGGTCACCATACGCACCCAGAAACTTTGACATCGTAATGCCAGGCGCAAGGGTAGTCGCAGAGGTAATCTCTGACTGGAGTTCTGGATTGTAGGTTGGGTCAACTAGAATAATCATGGTGTAAATCTCTTACCTCTGTTCTCAAGTGCATTACCGATTGGTTCATATCCAAACCTTGACGAAGGTGTCTTCTTCACGGTTCTACCAATCGATGGCGGTGTCTTACTTCTATACTTCGGATTCAGTCTGTCTTCTGATACGAGGACACCACCAATTGCATCGATGTTCGCACTATTTCTAAATGAAGACCTAATCTCTTGAGTGGTAGGAATCTTCGCAAATACATCTTTATAGTTATCGGTCAATAGTATCTTCAGTTTCAACAGGTCATCAGCATCGACCACAACGGTCTGAATTGCAAACGAACCTGTCGTTCCGTGGTTGACAACCTTGTCGATAGTGATTTGTGCCTGACCACTGATACTTGCCTGTGTCTTGGTTGCGAGAGAAGCAGTTTCATTATGTAGTGTGCCGGGACTATACGAAGCGTCAACAAGAGTCCCAGTTATGTTGGCGGCCTCGTCAGCACGTTCTGCCTTTTGTGCAACATTGGCATTATATGCTTCAACCGCCTCATCTGCAATACCCTTGAATGTCCCGTGATAAATCGCACCAGACCCTTCGGCAGTTGCACCAGATGGGCCTTGATATACTCGTCCAGTAAAGTCAACCTGTTCACCACCGATAGAACCTTTCTGACCAAACACGGATACGTTGTTGACACCCGTCAGGTTAGATACCTTAGATGTGACTGCAAACTGTTCCTTACCAGATATGAAGATGTTCTGTTCAGATGCGATATCGATGTCACCCTCAACCACATTCTGTTGATTACCCTTGACAACCTGATTATTATCTGCTAACATAACATCGGTATGCGTTCCGATAGTCTTGTTTGTCTTTGTTCCTTTGGTCGTATACTGAGAGTTCTCTGTAACAGTTGTGCGATGGTTCTGTTCAATCTGTTCTACCAGATTACCCGCAACATTGACATTGAAGTTACCACCAACATCTATATTATAGTCACCCGATACCTTCATGTTCAGGTTACCGTGGTATACAAGGTTACCGTTACCCTCGATGATGACAGTCTGGTCACCACCCGTAACCTCGACCTTGTTGTTCAATGCGGAGATGACTACCGAACCATCTGCTCTCATCTCTACACCCGCACCTTTACGGTGACGCAGGAGAACTCGTTCCCCGCCTGGCGTATCGTCAAGTTCTATGACATGACCCGATGCAGTTTCCTGCACTTGGTTATTAGGATATTGTGATGGTCTCTGTGGTGCGATGTTCAGAGGAACACCGAAGTCACCACCACCAGCATACAGGTTGTTTACCTTTGTTCCTCGTGCCGCCTTGTTGATTGACACATCATAGTTGTAGTCTCTCTTAGGTAATGCACCTGTAGGGTCTTGCATACCATCAATAGGAACACCCAGAGTCTCCTCTTGTCCTGCCCCTAGATTTTCTACACGAAGTTCAAACTTATCTTTTTTTGTAGTCATGATATTTCCGAAGGTTTAAGTGGCCCTGTATTCAATGGGTCAGTTGTCTTATTTGTTTTTCTGAAGATTGACTCCACATAATCAGGCACATCAAAGTATGGGTCAAGTTCTGAGATGTCCACATCGTTGTGACCGAACACCTGACCGCCTGGGAACTTACGATAGAACGACTCAACGAACTGTTCCAGTGTTGTGAACTGTGCGCGAGTGAACGAGTGTGGAGAACGAGAAGGGTTCTCCTGACCAGATGCAGCCGCCAATCCACCCACCATTACAACACCAATGGAAAGGTCATTGTGGTCATTCACGGGTGCGTGTTCACCCTTACGGTTAACAGGTCTACCTCTTTGCAAACTGCCATCTCTACGGATGACATAGTGAAACCCGATACCATCGTGTCCCAGTTTGTTGTGAATGTCATTTATCTCTGGTGACCCGATATTCTTATTAGAATAAGTCTCTGTGGCGTGAATAATAACTTCTGTCACATCTCGTCTGACTGTAGAGAACTCTGCGTCTAGTTCCTCAACCGAAGATACAAGGGTGAATGCATCTTGTGGCGTTTCTCTTCCAGCCCACTTGTTTGCAGTAGATGTAAGAGGCGTTGGTGCGTCGAATAAACTTGCATCTACTACGGTTGAACCAGATATCGTTGTATCAAGGTCATTGAGTGACTTATCGATTGTATTGATTTCATTAACCACATCTTGGATTTCAGTATCAGGAACACCTTCTTCTTTACCAATCTTTCTAACATCATCTACCAACTCTTGTGTTGATGTTGCTTTACTCTGTGATACAAGAGTCTTCGTTCTGTCCGTAACATTCTCAGACTTATTTACAATCGTTTGTATTGCCTGCACCGATTGTTTAGGGTCTTTAGATGATACCTGACCTAACAGTTGTTTACTCTCTTCGTTAGATAATGTAATACCGCCAGCAACAATATTTCTAAGAGATGACCTCGCATTACCTGTGAAAGATTCTGTAATATTTTGTAAGAATCCACCCTGAAGTCCTCTATCAACAGAGGTTGATACATTGGTAAAAAATTCCGAAACACCCGCTTCAAAGTTATTAACTGATGTAGTTACATCATCAAAAACTCTGCGGCCCAATACACCAATGCTGCTGATTGTTGTCAGTGTATTCTTTGGTTTTATGGTTTCCGCATTCAATCCACCGATACCTGTTGCGTTTGATACAACATCTTTTGCATCAGCATCAACACCACTCAGAGAAGACACAGGTGTAACACTTTTCGCGGCATCTAATGTGTCACCGAAGGATGGTGTTTGTGTGGTTGTTGGTGTTCCACCGATAGAACTAGTAAAAGAAGAAATCGAACTTTTTGTTGCCGTTGATTTCTCTTCAGCTTTCTTGGTTGCGGATTCTATGCCAGCAGGGCCACCTTGACCAATTGCAAGTATACCACTCTTCGCTGTAGTGTTTGAAGAAAATCCACTTAGAGTATTTGCGTCTTCACTAGGAGTATCAAGACCACTCACACCGATATCATCAGTTATTTTTCCGACAGATGTATCTAACACTTCGTTGGGTGTGATACTCTCTTTACCAAGACTTTTGACACCACCAAGTATTTCACCGTCTTTTTGACCGACTTTAGTTTTTAACTTTGCATAAATCTCTTCAGCTGTTTCTATTCCCAAGTCTAAAGGCTTAACCTCTCGTCTAGTAAGAGATTTTAGAGTAGTGTCTAGGTCTTGTTTATTCAACGCCATTATACTATCCTATCAACTAATTCTCGTGCAATACGTTCAACACTACTTATTGTAGTTGCATCAGGTTTCTTGAGATAGTATTTGCAGAAGATACTACACGTCCCCTTATCGCCTTCAAGTTTATCGGACTGAAGAAGTCTGATGTTCGCTGCACTTTGTGTTCCTCTCAACTCATATGCAATGAATGAATTCTGTGTGAAGAAAGTTTTGTAGTCGTTAGAGAATGCTTTCAGGTCTGTGACTCTATTCTCTGACCAGTCTGCAAGTCCTTTGTTTTCGGTTGTGAGATTGGTCTTCATACCTGACACGAAAGATAGAGACGCGACAATACCGATTGATTGTTTGATGGTATACCCCAGATTCAAGAAGAACTGAACCGAAACCTTCTCACGATTTCTCTTCACAGACCTACCAATTGCACCCACTGTTTCATTCTTGATATCTATCTCCGATGGTTTATTCGCATTGAACACCTTCGTAAAGAAATCTTCGGGCATCTCTTCGGTCAACCCACTCTCAGGAATACCTAACTGAACCTGTGTTGGAAGTTCGACATGAGGTATCGACCCCAGAATGATTGGTGTCTGAGAATGAATACCATCCATGAAGAACCCAAACACCAATGCGTTTGGTAACAGGTGAGGCATTCTACCGATACCTGATACACCACCCTCTGTGGTCGGCAATACACACTGCGCCCACGGAAGGTCGTGTTGTGGAATATCTTTGGTGGACTCAGAATGCAGACCGTGAATACGAATCTTGAAACGACCCTCGTATCCAGCAGGAGCCATATTGTCTATGACAGTTGCAACGAACCATCTGGTATTGTCACCGTAGTATTCTGATAGAATCGGGTTCATGCCTGTCTCTCCAGTTTACAAATATTCATAGAGACATTATGTGTGGTATCAGAGAAGACATGTCTTGTTTCATAAACAAGGAAATCACCAGATTTGCCTTTGTCAAGCATTGTGTCTGAGGTAGATTTCTTGTTTATATTTGTGTTATCGTTTATTACATTTAGTTTGATTATATCTCCAACCCCAGCCTTTGATACAATCAGACCTACGCCTGGCACAACAACATTGAATAGGTTTTTATATAGGTGTGCTTTGATTGCATTGGTCTCAATCTTCTTCTTGAACCGAACCTCATCGTGTTCGTCGTGGTAACTCTTGTGTCTTTCGTATGTGCCTCTGGATGTAATCGTGTGAAAGTTCATAGAGTTATAATCATCAATGTGTTGTTCTCCAATTTTAAACTCATCATCAAAGACATTCTGATTTTTACCAATCACACTGTTCGTTTGTAGACCTTCAAGGGTCTTGCGAATGGTATGTCGTTGCGAGAAGATTTGTCCTGTATTTAGATTTGTATTAGAATACTGAGAACCGACCAATCCTTGTTCAATAATCTTGAGAGTGTTGGACATCTTGGTTGTCTTCATACCCGATACAATAAATGATTTCTTATCTTCTCCACCCTGTTCTGCAAGAGCAACGTTTGCAGGATTGTAGATATATGGTAACTTGGCGTTGAATGCGTCCTGAGATAACATTGCGTCTAGATTACCAAACCTGATATTGTCATCATGCATTGACCCGTAGATAAAGAATGGTGACCCTGTGATGGTTGAAGCCCTTTTGGTCAGCCACAGCGCTGCATCGATTGGATTTAGATTAGGAATGATACCCTTCATACTGGTCTGAATTGGTTTAGACTCACCCAGATAAGAGATGTCAATATTCTTTTTCATCTCTGACCCGATGAGTTTCACGATAATGTCATCGATGTTACCACTAAATGACCTACTGATTCTCTTGGAACGAGCCAAGAATGCGTGTTCATCCATCAGTGTAATGTTGAGAATACTCGCCTTACCTTGTTCGGACTTGACTGACCGTTCAATACCTGTCATAATGAAACTACGTTCAAACACAGGTTGAAGGTCATTGGTAACAGACGCAATGGTTACCTTAAATCTTTCCGTTCCGTTGAAGTTGATTATATCAAGTAAAGCGTTATCATCTAAGACAATCAACTGACCCGTCAGGTATGGTTTGTCAAGACTTTCAAAGATATTCAACTCAACAATAGAGGTGCGAACATCAAAGTCTTGTTCCAGCAATCGGTCTGCCGATATGACCGCCTCAGTAATCTTGAACTGTTGCGATTGGTTTTGATTAGATGCCATTACGACTCTCTATGAAATTTAGCGAACTCACCCGCAACTTGATTTACAACATCTGATTTGAGAACAATAATCTCTTTGAGTTCATCATTCTTTTGTTCTAATCTATCTCTATACGTCACTGGTATCCAACTTGCCGATGGACTACCGAAGTCGTATATCGTCAGGTCTTGATGCACACCATTCACATCTTCGTAGTGATGAATAGCATTGTATTGTTCGGACTCCGCAATAACAGTCAGTGATTGTATATTTCCGTCTACATCAGTATATCGAATCAACTCTGTCGAATTAAATTTTGTTGTGTTTGGTTCTTCACCCGTATCAATGATGAGTTGACCCATATCAGAAATCCTACGAATAACTGTTCCTGTCGTAGTGCTACTAACACCCGTCACACTTTGACCGACAGGAAAGATACCTGTCAGGTTTGTGTTAGTTGTCACAACACGATAAGGATATTTTGATTTTGCAATACTCAACATATCGTAACTATCAACAGGCCAACCACTCTCACGAATGTGATTGTTCATCAGATAGAATGTCCAGTAGTAATCTGGAGTGCCATACAGTTTGTAGGATAGTGTGTCTGGTCTCTCGCCGGCACTGATAGTATACTTGTTGTAAAAAGCAACATTCTCTTTTACTTGGTCAATTACATCGACATATGCAGTGAGATTATTAAAAAGGACTGGACTCTCGTTATCACCAAAACGATATGATACGATTCCAAAGTTGTCGAAATATGCCATTAGAATCCTGCCTCAATTTGTTTTCTGTCTAGTGTTCTAGATTCGGTAAATGATACACTCATGTCAATCTCACTAAAGTTTCCGTCATCATGCATTGCCATCGTTGATGGGTTGTATGTAACACTCACATCTCTGAGGAAACAAGGGAGAATTTTGTTTGTAACTTCTTTACCGTTATATTCAATTTGAATGTTAAATCTGTTTGGAAATCTATACCCCAGAGAAATACCAGCGTCAGAAATATCTTCGGGATAAAGTTCTTCTCTGAATAGTTGGATAATATTCTTGACCTCTTCTGCTTCTTTCGCAGAACATGGTAAAAACTTGAATGTAAATGCAAACTCTCTTAGTGCAACACTCTTGAACAAGGCACGACTGTTGGGATTTGTGGTAACTCGTGCTGCAGCCCTAGCAATATTACCTACTTCTTGATTTTTTTGTGCAAGACGAACAATAGCAAGACTCGCTTGTTGTTGAGAATTAGCGCCCTTCAGTCTATCTGCGGCACTAGAACCAGCAGCAATAGAACCAGCAACACTTCCAGATAACAGGTCAGTATTTTCGTAAGCGACATTATCACGGAACTGAAGACCAACAGGAAGATAAAGAGAAACTCTACGAGTAGCAGTTTTTGGTGGTGTGCCTTTTAATGCTCTATTGACACCACCTTTGAATTGTTGTATTAGATTAGTGCCAGGCACGTCACCTCCGACAACATCTTTTATGGCATCTTTTGCAGCTTTTGTCTTAGACTGAGCAGTTTGGGCAAGTTCACCCAAATTTGGTTGTTCTTCCTCAAGAACTGAAAAAACAATCTGACCACCATAGTCAGAAGTATCTTCAATGGGATATTGGAAATTGTCTTTTAATGCCATTTGTAAATCCACTAAATAAAAATAATTCGATACTATTTATAAGGTTTTATGGCATATTCTGGACGATATAAACCGAAAAATCCAAAGAAGTATAAGGGTGACTACACAAAGGTCATCTATCGTTCTTTGTGGGAGAAACACGCCTTCAAGTGGTGTGATAACAACTCAAATGTGATTGAGTGGTCAAGTGAGGAAGTGGTCATACCATATCTATATGAGGTTGACCATAAGTATCATCGTTACTTCATGGACTTAAAAATCAAGATGAAAG